CTAATCCAGTTTTATCACTCGCAAACCCTTCTCTGACGTTCTTTTTCTGTAAGAAGGCGTAGCGTAGAAAAATATAGTTTCACGCTTTACTTTTCTAAACTCTGCTAATTCGTCTAACGTACCGATTTTTAACAGATCGTCGCCTTTGTAGAGGGCGTATTCTGTCATGCTCTCACTCCTTCATAAATACCAACCAATGCGTTTTTGCTCTCTTATTGCCAAAAAGTGGCTCGTGATCAATTACTTTTAATATTTCGCTTAGCTTTATTTGTTCCTCATTCCATTTGAAAATTAATGTGGCGTTTGGCTTTAAAACTCGCATACATTCGCTAAATCCTTTTGCAATGTCTTCTTGCCAAGTTTTCTGGTCTAATTTCCCGTACTTCTTGGCCAACCAAGATTTATCGCCAACTTTCACTAAATGTGGCGGATCAAAAATGACTAAGTGAAATGAATTGGTATCGAATGGCATACTCCTAAAATCTGCAATTACATCTGGTTTTACAACCAGTTTTCTCCCGTCGCATAATTCTGTTTCTAATTCTCGATTATCCATAAAAGTGACGTTTTTATTTGTGCGATCGAACCAAAACATCCGACTACCGCAACATGCGTCTAATATTTTCACGTCTGCACCTCGTCCCTTTCTGCTAACTTCGCTTTAATTTCTGCTACTTTCTTTTCTAAATCTCCGCTTGATTCTGATTCTGTTTTTTTATTCTCTGGCTGCTTCTCTGTTTTATCAAGCCAGTCAGGCAATACTTCTTGTTTCTGATTCTTGTTGTATTTGCCGTAAGTGGGCTTATTATACTTCTGTTCATTTTGTTTTCGCCTTTCCTCTTCCGCTGCATTCACATCAGCAACCGTTTTAAATCCTCTTTCTTCCCAGTTTCTAAGAATTTTATTAACGTATGCATAATTACGTTTGTTAGCTCCTTGTTCGGAAGTAACTTCCAATGCCTTAAAAACTATTTCTTGATTACCAGAAAAATCATCTACCCATGCAAGTAGTTTTTCTTGCTCGATCGGTAGCATCATTCCGAATCCATTTTGTTCCCAAAAATCCTTAAAATTTAAATCGCTGTTGTTAATGTTGTTGTTATCTTTATTACATTCTTTAGTTCTTACATTCTTGTTAGTTGTTAGCTGTTTGTTAGCTGTTTGTGAGTCGTTTGTTAGCTGTTTGTTAGTAACTGTGTTAGTTTTGTTTTCTAACTCTTGATAAACTCCCCAATTAACTACGTTTATAAGGGTGCTAACCTTCGTTGATTCCTTTGTTAGAAATCCGTAATTTTCAAATCTTTTTAACGCTGTTCTGACATTTTGCGATGAGATACCTTTTCCGCATTCTTCTGTAATTGATTTGATACTTGTGACGAATTCACCCGGTTTTGCTTTGAAAGGTTTCCCTCTCCATTCCCACTCATTTTCCTTGTGATTTGCCATCATTAACAAAGTCACAAGGATGGTTTTTTGCTCAGGTGTAGAGCTTTTCCAAATTGGCTTTTCTTTTAAATCCCTATGCAGTTTAATCCACCCAAGTGACATAGCTTATTGCCTCCTACTCAACTTGTTTTTGCGCTTCTATCTCTGTTTCTAATCTCTTGATTAGTGCCGAAGCTTCACTTTTACTCATTGATTTAGTATCAGTCACTTTATAGCTCTCTAAAACAAATTTAGCATCATGTCCGAATGGTTCCCCGACAACTTTAGCCTTTGCAAATATAGCCTTTCTCTGTGCATCTGACGCTAAATGATTGTTTTGCGTTTGCTGTTTAGCTTGATTTTTATTACTTGGCTTTGTATTTCCACTTGCGCTGTTACCGTCGTCATCTTCATCACTTGCAATCCCAAAAGCGGCGGATAGTGTGTATCTGCGTGCGTATGTCAGAGCGCTTCCGGCTCCTTGTGCTGTGTTTTTATCAAGAGGCAACATAAACGGGTCGAACTCAACAAATTCACCACTAGCGTGCATTAAAATCGTTTTTACACCCACTTTATTTTCTTCCGTTAACGGAATTTGGATATAAGATAATCCTAATTTGGGAGCGTGTTTTTTTACTGCGCTAATTACGCTCTCTAAAGGTACATATTTGCTTTTAAAAAATGGATTATCCGCTGATTTAGCTGGTTGTTCGGCTTGCTCTTGAAATTTAGATAATGCTTTACTTATCTCAATAATTGACTCGCTCGTTTTCATATTCCTACCTCACTCTCAATGATTCAGTTTGTACTAACTCAGCCCCTGGTACTTCTCTGCCCTCTTTCAGAGCGCTTGTAATAGCTTTTTTATCCAATTTTTTGGGTTGTTCGACTAAAAACATGAATAACTTTTCTTCGTCCTCTAAACGCAAGCTAGGAGGGTTCTTTTGAATGCTGATTGTAAATAAAGGGCTTTTAATTTTACGGATATCCACTTTTAACATTTCGCTTTCTAAATACTCTTTCATATTTTTTGCTTTTGCTTCTAGCGCTTTTTTACGCTTCGTTAACCTCTCTACTTCTTTAGCTAATCCATCGGTCTCAGCATCAATACTTTTTACCATTTTTATAATGTTTTCCGCCTTTTCTTCTATCGGCTCTCTGATGCTGTCTAAAGTATCTTGTAGCGTTTCTGCGTCTAAGTCCTCCGCCATTTCTAATACTTGATTATATGCTTGAGTCAATTCGTATAATTTCATGCCTTTATTCCTTCTCTCTGCTCGATTTTTTTAGCTAGCTTTTCATGTATATCAATTAATTCATCAAATAGTTTAGATCCTTCTAAGTTAGTTGATTGCTTCTTTAGTAAGTTATAAAGCGGTGTTAATTCATCTTCATAATCATGTATCACGACTTTAAAGCCGTAATGGATCGTTTTAAAATTATCCATGTTATACCTCCATTGCTTAATTTTTGGATTTAAGGTATAATTTCTTTAAGGTAATATCTCAAATCCTCGACCCACACTGCTATGTGGGTCTTTTTTATTCTTCGTTTTCCGCCTCTTCTTCATTAGTACGCTCTAATTCCTCTAAATATTCGTTATGCCAAATTTGGCTTATCCTTTCAAAACTGGACCAACAAGCATCAACAACCATCGGATTTTCAACCACGTTTATCACTTCCTCTCAGCCAGTAGCCTGTTATCATTGACATTAGCGACACGAAAAACAATATAATAAATAAATCCATCAGCGCGTGACCTCCTCATAGCCTTTAAGCTTCAGCTCTTCGATATAGTCTGTCATTTTTTCGCAACCTGTTTCGTTTAACGGGATTTTCTGCTGAAATGCCGGATTAGCAATCATTTTTGTTTTACTATTTGTATGAATTTCGCTATCTCCGAAGTTTGTTGTCTTTCTGAAAACTCTTTCTGCCATTGTTGTAGCCTCCTAAATTAAAATTAGAATTAAAATCAAATTACATAAGTTTATTAACGCTAATGCCGCCGCTATTATGACTAAGATGCTGAATAACATTTGACCTTTCATAGTGTGCGCCTCGGTATAATAATTTCGCGTAAATGTCCATTTACAAGCTCTTTAGTGACTTCAAATTTTTGATTAAATTTATCTGCTCTTTTTTTTCGTTCTTTTTGGTCCATATTTTCAAATCGGCCTTTAACGATATTATTTAATTCCGCGAAATTAATATTTTTTGATTCATAACCCTCGTAGTTAGCTGATACAAGTACTTTGTTCATTTTTCACAACTCCTTACTAATCCAGATTTCTTATAATATTGATCACGTTTAGTTAATACTTGTTGCAAGTCGATATTGAAAGTTTTTGCGATGCTTGTATTTAGCGTTAATCCCGCTGCTATAACGTCTGTTATCTCCGAAATCGCTTTTTTTGCTGCTTCTCGCTGATTCACATCACCTCTTTTCAAAGTGAATGACATAGCTTCTAAGCCTTGTTTTAGCGCTTTTATTGATTCTGTTACTTCTGCTTCGAAACAAGCCGTTAACGTCATGTGATGCCCGTCTAGTCCGTCTAAAAGTGGCGGTATCATTCCATTACTGAATTCATGTGCGAATAAATAGGTGCTTTGCGGTTCGTTATAGCTGTCTACTAACTGTTCTGCTTGCTCTAACGAAACTGTTCGTTTGCCTTTTACTTGGTTGCTTATCAGTGCTGGCGTTACATAACTGTCTATTGCTAGCTCTTTTTGCGTACGAGTTTCTGCTAAAACTTGCATCGCATGACTTGCTGTTACTGATTTTTGAAACACAATATCTCAATCCCTCTTTTGTTTATTTTTTTGCGACTAATTAACAACTTATCGTTATATACTATTGTTAGTCGCTCCCCAGTGACTAAGTTGTCTGTAAGCACCGTTGTGGTAGGCGGTGCTTAGCTTAAAACTAAACCATGTTCTTCAAGTAGTTTGTTTAATAGGTAAACTTGCCCTTTGCCGGTCACTCTCGGCGTGTATGTTGTCACCATTAATCCATTCCTATCTGTATGAATATGCGTTTTTTGCTCGAATAATCCCAAGTTCATTGCCTTTTGCGATGGCTTGTTATAATAAGTCCCTTTATTTAGCAAATATCCGCTTCCTCTTAGCCATTCAAAAAGCCTGTTTTGCCCAATATCTAAGCCATTTTGTTTAAGGATTGTCGCTAAGTCTTTTACTAAAACTGTATTCTCGCTCGTTTGTACAGCATCTGCAAAAATCACTTTCGGTTTTTGTTCCTCGATTTGATTTAAAGCCTCTTGCTTCTCTTGTTGCTCCTCAATCCACTTTTTAGCTCTAGCGACTGGGTCATCTATCATGTAAGAAAATGTTGGATATTCAGTTGCTAATTTCCTCGCTTGTTTTTCTACTTCAATAAAGTATTTTCTAATTGCTCGACCCATTTCATTGTTTTGTACCATTGCTAATTCTTTAGCAGTGTCTAAAGTTAATAAGTATTCTGTTCTGGGTCTACCGAATGTACTTTCTCCCAAAATTGGGAAATAGTCTTCATCCTTTGAAAATCCATAATTACTAAGCTTGTCAGTAATCCAAGTAGCAAATTTTTTACCGACTTGCAAGCTTTGATGTAGTTCCCGTGCATTTACAAATTTCTCGCCTTTTTCATTTTCTAAAACTGGTAACATTTCATTTGCAATTACTTGTAAATTTGACATTTTGTTCTCCTTTCTGTTCGCCCCTTCACAGTGCTATAGTTTTTGTGAAGGGAGGTGATATTTATGCAAAGAAATCATGTTTCCTCTAGTAGAATCAGAAGCGTTGGCTGGGAAAATGATATTTTAGAAATCGAATTTAATGACGGCTCTATCTATCACTATCACAATGTTTCTCAATCAGAGTATTTAAGTTTTATTCATTCTGGTTCACTAGGAACTGCTTTGTCTCAATTGGATAAAGTTCATAGTTATAACAGAGTTAATTAATCATTGCTTCGTGTCGGTTGTATCAGAACTGACACGGAGTGGTTCAAACGCTAAATCCTCAACAATTCTCACTCCATCTACAGTAATTACTACTCTTGTGTATGGATTAAATGATATTTCTAACTCCTTGATTATTTCGTTTCCGGCTTTTTTAATGTTGTCATTCATTTTTCTTCCTCCTAAATTATGGTTTTTAGTATTTTCCAGACCATAACAGTCTTCGCATTTCTTCGCTGATTGTGAATGGATGATATTTGACTTGCACAATTGGCAACGATCCTGCTTTTAAATCTAACTTCACTGCTGTAATTCCTTTTCCTAATTGCTTTCCATTAATTTCTAATAGTCCATAACAACAATTTCTATCTCCTTGCATCTCAATATTTAACGATTTCAAGTTTTCTGGTAGTATGTTTTTGGTTTTAAAAATCAAATCTTTTTCTTCACTTCTTTTCTTACTCAAATATCTTATGTTCATTTTCTACCCTCCTATTTTTGGTTACTCTCCAATCTGCTATAATTAGTTTGATTGGAGGTGATTATTTTGGATTACGAAAAAGCAAATCTTTCTTTGGAATTAATTAAAGCAATGTTAGAACATAATGCTCGAATTAATAACACAATCGGTCAAACTTCTATCGGGAGCACAGAAGTTTCTGCTGAAAAAGTTGCCAAAGACTTTTTACATTTGTACGAAGCTCTACCAAAATGATTTATTTTAGGATTTCTGCTATGGCTGCAACCATGGCAGAATCTCCAATTTTAATATGTTTTTCCAGATTACTTACGCCAATGTCTATAGCCCTTTTCTTTAATTCTCTGATTTCTTTTTCAACTTTTAAAGCTTCATTTTTTTCATCAACAGTCATTTTCTAGCCTCCTTTATTAGTTTGCGATTAACTCATTCGCTTTGCGCTCCCAGTATCTATTAATAGCAGCTTCTTGTTTTTCCTGGTTTTCCTCACGCCATTTCCTGCTATATTCTCTTACATGTTCTCTGTTCTTATCTCTCCACTGTTGTTGGTATACTCTCCGTGCTTCCTTTGCTTTTTCGCTTAACATGGTTTAGCCTCCTGTTTTGGTTACTCTCCAATCTGCTATAATTAGTTTGATTGGAGGTGATAATATGAAAACAACAATTGCTAGTTTAAAATGCATACAATGTGAAAATAATTTTCCGTTAAACCTGAATGTAAAGTCATCTCATATTACTTGTCCGTTCTGTCAAACGGAAGTAGCAAACGATCTGATTGAGCAAATATATGTTGCCGCCAACACTGTTGGGGAAGTCAACTATAATTTCAGAAAATATGCAGTTGAATATCAAAAACCTATTTTTGAATTGTCAGTTAAGGAAATGGAAGTAGTTTTACCAATCGATAATGTTTAGCTATATCCTCAATTTGACAGGGTACTAGCTCATACTCATTCTCCAATTCCTCAAGCGCATTCATTACATCATCAAGTTTCTTTTTTCCGATTTGGGATGTAATGAATTGCTCTTTATTTACAATATCTTCTAAACGATTTTTCATTTTCTAGCCTCCCATTTTGGTTACTCTCCAATCTGCTATAATTAGTTTGATTGGAGGTGATATTATGATTAAAGTTTCGCTAATTGAAGAAGGGAAAGTTCTTCAAAATATGGAACTCTATTATTTACCTAGAAAAGGTGACGTCATTTCAAGTACCAATATAAAAGCACCGCATTACCTAGTTAATGTAGTAGAACATGTAGATGGTCACGAACTGGTAAATTTACATGTCCAGGAATTCGCGAATCAAGTTGTCGCAGGCAATGAGATTAACGGTTTCCGAAATAATCGATGAATCTATTGTTTTAATCCAATATGCATTTTTAATTGTTTCGCTATCTAAGTACACTGCTTGTTTGGTAAGCACAATAACTTTTTGTCCACCTTGATAAGTTACATAACCCTTCCTAACAAGCAGTGTGCCTTCAGTTGTTTCCTCAATTCTTCCAACTACTCGTCCCGCAATTTCTAAAATGTCTCCTACTTTCATTTTCTAGCCTCCTATTCTTGTTAATTTTTAATTAAGATACATTTTGTATCATTAATATTCAAAAAAATATCTGGAAAAATTTCTTCCATATTAGAATTTAAAGCTTTTGAAATTTTCACCGCTGTATTTATACTTGGATCTCTCTCTCCATTCTCAAGCTTTCTTATAGAGATTTCCGCCAACCCCACAGCAATCCCTAACTCCTTTTGAGTCAAGCCAGCTTTATTTCTTTTTTCTTTAAAAGATAATCTCACTTTTAATCACCTCTTTTCGATACATTTTGTATCTGATACATATAATATACATGATACTTTTTGTATCGTCAAGTCTTTTAGATACATTTTGTATATTTTTACTCAAAAAGATACCTTTAGTATCTAATTCATGTTAATATTTTTTTAAAGGCGGTGTGAAAAATGTTTGGCAACAGACTTAAACAATTAAGAAAAAATAATAATAAAACGCAAGAAGATATTTCAAAAATATTAGGAATTTCCAGAGGAGCTTACTCGCATATTGAAAATGGTAGAAATGAGCCAGACATGGAAACGATAGTTAAATTGGCGAATATTTTTGGAGTTTCAACTGATTATTTGCTAGGTAGAAGTAATAACGGTTTTATCGACACAATCGCCGCTCACATCGATTCAAACGCAACAGAAGAGGAAATGGAGGAAATTCTCGCTTATATAGAAGAAAAAAGAAAAGAATATGCTAATGAAGAGGAAATAGACATCACAGATATTGCAGCGAAAAAAGATGCTGACGTGGCAAAGTTCGTAGAGGAAAATCCAGATTTTAAAGCAGTTGCTGCACGTGTCATGGACGATGAGGAGGCTGTTAAAGCGGTCAAAACATTTATTGAATATTACGAGCAACAAAAAAAGAAGTAATGTGTAATTTATTTACTATTAAACCTCTTGACTTGTAACTTAATTACTTGTTATTGAAGTTAATTATTAACATTGTGTGAAAACGTGATATATTCCACGAAAATTATGTATAATATAGGTGCAACGTTGCAATAAAAAACAACGGGGTATAAATACATGAAAAAACTAGATGAACTGAACATGCAACATGATGTAGTGATGCTAGAACACGAATTTACTTCTTGTTCATTCACTTTAAAAAAGGAAGTTTTCATAGTTATTGATAGTAGATTAAGTCAAAGCGAAAAGTTAGAAGATGTCGCAAGGCTTTTGAATAAAATATAACTATGTAACCAGTTCGCGGCCGCGGGTTGGGTACATACAAAAGGGAGCAGATAAGATGAAAAAAGGGATGGTTTTATTAACGGGGTTTTTATTAGCTTTTAGTATTTTTTTAACAGGATGTGGCGGAACAGATAATACAAGAAAAGAAAATCATTCTGATGGCAGTGCCGAAGTGAAAAATAAAAAAGATAATAATACATCAGATGAATATGTAGAAGATGGTCTTTTATTGAAAGTGGGAGAATGGACTAAAGATAAAGATTACGATACTAAAGTGACTCTTGAAAAGATTGCAACTCCAAAAATAAAAGTAGATTTAGGCGACTTAAATATGTTAATTAAGGATGTAAAAATCTTTAAACGAGAGAATGTCAGTGACGCAGAAAAAGAGGAATTTAGCGGTGGCAAAGTCCCTGTCACAGATCCTTACTACACAATACAAGTTAAATATGATTTAGAAAACACTGGAAAAAATGCGATGAATTTTAACGGATTTGACTATATAATAACTGACCAGAAACAGCAAATAGATGTAATGACTGACAACATTGGCATGAACGGTGCATTCACTGTGCAACCAGAAGCTGTAGTAGAAGATGAGTATATTATTTGTAAATTGAAAAAGGATAATGTGGACGGCATAAAAAAAGTAACTTTAAAAACATCTCCAGTATATAATAGTGAAACATACGATGAAATTACTGAATCAAAAACTATCGAAATTGAATTCAAATAAAGAAAGCCTCCGGGCTTTTCTTTTTACCTTTCCGCATTTTTTCAACAGATTTTCTGCAGGTTTTCTGCTGATTTTTGTTTTGTTTTCTTAACTAAGTAAGTTATAAGCTTATTTTTTAGCTTATTTTTTAGCTTATTTTTCTGCAGATTTTCTGCTGATTTAACTCCAATATACTTAAGAAGGTGAATTTATGAAAGATTTAAATATAAACGATAAGCTAAAACCCGAAAACTCTAATTTGGAGTATAAAGAATCTAAAAACTCCTTACCAAAGGACTTTTGGAAGACTTATTCAGCTTTTGGTAATACAAAGGGAGCGGATAAGATGAAAAAAGGGATGGTTTTATTAACGGGTTTTTTATTGGCTTTTAGTATTTTTTTAGTTGGGTGCGGAAATAGTGAAAAAGAAGCACAAGAAAATGAACAAAAAAATGATAATTTCTACCAAACAGGTATGAGTTATGAGAAAAAATTAAAAAACACATATACTATATTATGGGATGGTTCAATTGATAAAATACCGAACATTGACACTTTCAGTAATGACAATAGGCAAGAAGTACTTGACAACCTTAGTAACTTAGAAAATAAATTAAGTGAATTAAAAAAGGAAATTGAAAGTGATTCTTCATTAACTGATGTCAATGAAGCCTATGTTTCTAATATGAGTGACGCCATTTCGAAATTAGAAACCATGACTATTAAATTAAATGCACAAGTTACCACCAGAGGAGCAAATACATTCGATGATGACAATTTTAATCTTGAAATCAAAGAACTACAATCTGATATAGATGATTATCTTACTAAAGCTGTAGAAATTCGAAAAAAATATACACCAAGTGTAAACTAAAGAAAGCCTCCGGGCTAGGGATGGAGTGGAAAAAATGAAAGAAATGATATATATGGACAGTGAATTCATAAACTCTTTTATTTCACAAGTTTATGATGGTTTGCCTGTGAATTTAGAAAGCGGTTCAAAGGAATCAAACGGAGAACATGCAACTGATCAGTCTGGCGAGAAATCCACAACCAGTACTCAAGGTAGTTTGCTCTTTTTAAAAGGTAAATATAACTATTCGACCGATGAGAACAATCAGCATAGTGTAATGCAGACACAAGAAACTCAAGAAATTATAAGTAAAAAGATGCATGATAATGCTCTTAATGATTTTGAAGAATATTTGGTTACTGAAAAAAAATTAAAAACAACTATTGAAGATGCTAAAAATGGTGAATATGTAAAGCTTACTATACCATTTAGATTTATAGATTATAAATTCCTACGCTCCCTTTACAGTAAAAAAATACTGGATAGTATGTTAATTTTTACTAATCATGATACTAATGAATCTTTGGAATTTCTCGAGAACGAAGCAAAGAACGCCTCTAAAGATCAAAAAAATGAAATAAAACATCAAATTAAGCATTTACGTAAAGAATTGGAAGAAACTAATAAGGGAGCTGAACATGGTTTCAATCTAATGAATGCTATGTTTGATGTAGTAGTTGATGCCCTTCCTACTAACTATTATTTAAAAGAAGAAAACATCCTTATACCACTTAAAGAAAAATACTTTAGAGAGGATATAAGAATGTTATCATTTAAATATAATTTTGATAATCAAGCAAATTTAATTACAATAATAGGTAAGGTTACTGGTAAGTTTGAAAGATTAATTGATGAAAAATATTTTCGTGACCAAGATCTTAATCAATATCCCCAAGCTCTTAACGAAACATTTAAAGAGTTTGTAAAATTAGTAGATTTCATTTCTAATGAAGACTACATTATTTCTCCCGTTGCACTCTACTTTGATGACGACTTAATTTGATATTATCTTCTAATATTTGTTTTCTTAATTTCAAATCTTTTCTTTTTTCATTATGCGAAACATGCGCAGAATGAACACGATCCGAGTTGTAAGAATATCTATTTTTCAAAATTTTAAACATTTTCTACACCTCATTTCATTTATATTATAATTCAAAATTCATCTTATGTATACCATTTTAAAGAAAGCCTCCGGGCTTTTCTTTTTACCGAAAAATATTGGAGTGAGCGCTATGGAAAAAGAGGGATTGAAGGAATTGCAATATGATTTAAACTATTTAGATGACAATGAAGTTCAACAGTTAATAAAGTCTATAAAAATACTCAAGCAAGAAATACCAGTAGAAATGCCTGAAATTAATGATTTGTACTCTATTTTCACAGCATTATAGCAGTTTTTAGTGTATAATAATATTAAGTAAATTGAATTGAGGTGGTATTATGCTAGGGAGCGAAGACTTAAAAACTATATATAATAATTGGATAGTTAAAAAATTCGCTTATAAGGATATTAACTCTGGCGTAATAAGAATTGATACACCATTTTTTGATAGGCATAATGATAGCCTTATTTTATATGCTCTTATTGACAGTAATAATAATATCGTCTTAACAGATGGCGGTTATGTTTTAGACGACTTAGAATCGTCAGGGGTAGATATTATTGCTTCACCTAAAAAGACAGAGTTATTGAAAAAACATTTAAACTCTTATGGCGTTAATTTAAAAGATTCAGATCTCTCCATCAAAACAAATGTCAAAGATTTTCCTCATCATAAACATAGGTTATTACAGGCAATGCTTTTTACAAATGACATGTTTATGCTAAGAAAAAAGAAATAATTGCTGAATTAGCTCAATGAAATAGATAGTTTTGACAATTATATATGACTTTGATAATATGTAGTTACTGAGGGGCGCAGGTGCCCACTTATTTTTTAAAACTGGAGGACTTAACGTCCAACAAAAGGAGTAACTCTTTAAAGGGTTGCTCCTTTTTTCGCCAAAAAAAGAACGTATGTGCGAAAGGAGAACGGAAATGAAGGCAGCTATTTATATACGCGTATCTACTCAAGAACAAATAGAGAATTACTCTATACAAGCTCAAACTGAAAAGCTAACAGCCTTGTGCCGCTCGAAGGACTGGGACGTATACGATATTTTCATTGACGGCGGATACTCCGGCTCAAATATGAATCGTCCCGCACTAAATGAAATGCTAAGTAAATTACATGAAATTGATGCTGTAGTCGTATATCGATTAGACAGACTATCCCGCTCGCAAAGAGATACGATAACGCTTATTGAAGAATACTTCTTAAAAAACAATGTAGAGTTTGTTAGTTTATCTGAAACGCTTGATACAAGTTCTCCTTTCGGTCGTGCAATGATTGGTATATTGTCCGTGTTCGCACAATTAGAACGCGAAACAATACGAGATCGCATGGTTATGGGGAAAATTAAGCGTATTGAAGCAGGGCTTCCTCTTACAACAGCCAAAGGACGAACATTTGGCTATGACGTTATAGACACTAAATTATATATTAATGAAGAAGAAGCAAAACAATTACAAATGATTTATGATATTTTTGAGGAAGAAAAAAGCATTACAACTTTACAGAAGAGACTAAAAAAAATAGGATTCAAAGTGAAATCATATAGCAGTTACAACAATTGGCTGACTAATGATTTATACTGTGGCTATGTATCTTATGCGGATAAAGTGCATACAAAAGGTGTTCATGAGCCTATTATTTCAGAGGAACAATTTTATCGAGTTCAAGAAATATTTTCTCGCATGGGTAAGAATCCGAATATGAATAGAGATTCAGCATCGTTGCTAAATAATTTGGTAGTGTGCGGAAAATGTGGACTAGGGTTTGTTCATAGGAGAAAAGATACTGTATCCCGCGGAAAAAAATATCATTATAGATATTATAGTTGCAAGACTTACAAACATACTCATGAACTAGAAAAATGCGGAAATAAAATTTGGAGAGCTGACAAACTCGAGGAATTAATTATTGATCGCGTGAATAACTATAGTTTCGCTTCTAGGAATGTAGATAAAGAAGATGAATTAGATAGCTTAAATGAAAAACTTAAAATAGAACACACAAAAAAGAAGCGGCTTTTTGATTTATATATCAGCGGTTCTTACGAAGTTTCAGAACTTGATGCTATGATGTCTGATATAGATGCTCAAATTAATTATTATGAAGCACAAATAGAAGCTAACGAAGAATTGAAGAAAAATAAAAAGATACAAGAAAATTTAGCTGATTTAGCAACAGTTGATTTTAACTCTTTAGAGTTCAGAGAAAAGCAACTTTATTTAAAATCACTAATTAATAAGATTTATATCGACGATGAACAAGTTACTATTGAATGGCTCTAG